GATAGCAAGGCCAATGTTATATATCACTTGAGGCACAATAGAATTACCCAGTGCCTTGAGTCGATTGACGCGTTCAGGGATACCTGTTGCTACTCTTGGGATGTTGGGCTCTCGCTCGAATCCGTAATGTCCGTCCAACCTGGCGGATACCCCATCAGCCATTCCACCCACTCCGGGTTCAGTGTGCCCTTGCCAGGTTTGTCCTTGACTGCCATCGTCAGTCCCACTTGCTTGCCCTTCGCTAGCCTTCGCTGTATTGCTGGGTCGCTCATGTTTCCCCTGTCCCTGTTGTCCGAGGCGTTCGGTGTCGGCCACATCTTCTGCTCGATTGCCACTCGCTCCTCCAAGTTCCCCTTGTAGCCCCTGTCGTTGTTGTCCATCGCCTTGACCACTGAGTCCATTGTCATCGACATTCCTATCGAGCTCCTTGGCGTGGGATACATCTCGCTCTTGACTGCGCCTGCCAGTTTGCTCTTCTTGGCTAGCTTCTCGTAGTCCGTGTTCTCCCCTGTGTCCTTCCAATCTCTGGCCGCTGGCGTTGGGAACATCTTTTGTTGATACTTCACTGCTGCATCGAGTGTCAGCCCCCACTTGGTGTTGCTGTTCTTCGCTTCTCGATAAGGCTTGCCATTCTTGTCCTCCTTGATTGTCCCCGGAGATCCTCCCTTCCAGTCCCTCGCTTGTGGCGTTGGCCACATCAGATCTGGATGTGCCACTTGATCGTTCAAGCTGATCGGCATTCCCTTGTCCAACTTCATCTGCATTCTCTCCTTGCTCGATCCCCCCCTGCCGCAATGCGCGTCCGGGGTTCTCCAAGTTCTTTCCGAGGATCCAGATTCGATCTCTTCTGTGGGGAGCTTCGACACTGCAAGCTGGAATAATAAACGATTGCGTGGCGTAACCTTGGGTTTCCAAGTCAAGACACACATCATCGAGTGCCACATTGACGAAGCCACCAACGTTTTCGACAATGACCCAAGAGGGTTTTTTGTATTTAATAATTTCATACATGTACGGCCAGAGGTGTCTATCATCTTCCTTGCCTTTTTTCTTGCCTGCGACACTGAACGGTTGGCATGGGATGCCTCCGCAGATGAGGTCGAAGTCTTGAATAATTCTTTCTGGTTCATTGCCTATCTCCTTTAGATCTTTATAGATTGGCACGTCTGGCCAATGTTTATTTAATACTTTACGACAGAAGTCATCAAACTCACAGAAAGCAACAGTGTCAAAACCACCTGTTGATTCTAATCCTAAGCTGAATCCTCCTATCCCGGAACAGATATCTAGTATCCTAATCATTTGTTTCCCTCCCTTTAAACCACATGCGTGTGCAATATCTTCTGATGATTGCTACCACTGTTAATAAGCTAGCTTGTGCTATTGATATGATCAATGCATTTTCTGTAAACATTAAGCAGATTGTTAGCACCAACCACACCAAAGGTAGATTGATTGCTGTGCCCATAAACGTATCAGCCATTGATTCTTTAAGTGCTGGTTTGTCTAGCTTATGCATCTGACTCATCATTAACATATAAAGCAATCATTGCGTAATGAATGATCTTTAATAAATCAGATCGTTGCTTACCATTTTTCTTACCATAGCGCATGGCATACTTCATGATGTTGCCAATACAAAAACCTTCTCCATACCCGGAGTCAATGATCATATCAGTTGCTTGATACTTACCATTGGCATAATGCTGATTATAAGTTTGATCAATATATTTTTTTAACTCATTAAGAGTTATGTCTTCTTTGAACTTATAATTAGACTCCATAGATTCTCTCCACTTGTCCCATTAAATCTTCATGTGCATCGTGCAAAAATTTCCACTGCTCATTAAAGTTTTTATTTGTTTCTTTTGTTTTTGCAAGTTGTCTTTGCAGTCTTCTAATCACCTTAACTAAATCAAGTTTCTTATCAGCAACCACTGCAAGCTGATGATTGACCATTACGTTTAATACTTCGTTTAAGTTATCCATCATCTTCCCAAGGTTTTCTCATCTCGTTATCTGCTAAGTAATACCATGCGTTCTTACCTGGCACACTGTGAGTCTTGACTCTCTCTGCTAGATACTTCTGCACATGTGATACTGCGTACCTTGCGGCTCTCTCTCCTGAAGCCATGTCGCTTTCCTTCAATGCTTGTCTTGCTAGCAGTTCGAGTTCTTGCCTTGTATAAAACTTGCGCCTGTCCATTGCCGCGGCCACCACTCTCGCTATCTCTACTTCGTCTGGTGAGTCTGATGCATCCACCACCCTAAAGAAGCCACGATCAAAATCAAAGTAGGCTAAGTGTTGATCTGGTTCTCTTGCGTTCCTTGCCTCGTAAAAGATATCGATGTTAGGTTTCTTACCAGACAGCTTGATACCAGAATCCATCCAACCAGCGAAGGCACTACCACCACGCGCTGACATGAATGACAGATCATCTGCTCGTTCTTTACCAGTGTGATGAGCAATGATGACAGCAACACCAAAGAGTTCTATCAGCTTATCGACACGCGATAACATCTCGTGGATCTCTGAGTTAGAGTTCTCTTCTCCACTAAAGAAGTTAATGACTGGATCGATCATGACAATATCAGGTTTGTGATAGTCAATACTTGTAGCTATCTCATCAATGTCTTTATCTCTCATGATGTTCTTTCTTAATCTTCCAGAAGCTATAAGATTTGACTTACCAAGATCTAACATCTCTCTGTCATGAATGAAAGGCTGATAGTACATGTCGATTCTTTTCTTTAAGAACTCATGAATGATCTCTGCTTGTAACCACATAACCTTTAAAGGTCTATTAAATTGTTTGCCCATAAACTCTGTGCCTGTTGTAGCGGCAGCAGCGAATGCACCCAACCAATGTGACTTACCAATCTTTGGTTTACCCAAGAGCAAGACTCTTGATTGTTCAAAGATAAATGCATCACCCCAAAACTGTTCGATGCGATCTGAGTCCATGCCATCCCAAAAAGGATCACCAAATGTTTTGAGGCCAAGCGGATCTCGTTCAGGTCTTTCTTTTTTCTTTTGCTGTTCGATAGGATCTTCTTGATCCATGATCTCTTTGAGTTCGTCTGTTAGTTGTATCTGCCACTGACTTGTCTTCCACTCTGTGATACCAGCTACATCGTCTGGGTTTCTTTTTAAGTGCCCAATGCAAATACTGTTTACAGTTTGCAATACTTCTTGCACGCTCATGGGTGGGTTGTTAGTTTGATTCCAATCCAAAGACTTGATGATGACTTCACGCATACCCCAACCTTCGAGAATCCATTTGCCTACCAATCTTGCAAGCGTATCGTTTCTCATGCCACTGCCAACACCATCCATTGATAGCGGTGTTTTTAAATCTGAGTTTGATCTGCCTACATTATTAAAGTCATAAATGATATTCATGTCTTGACTTGTAAGTATAGGCAAGTCATCCATGTCGCTTGGCCCAACACCGTCCACGCTTTCAAACATGTAATGATCTGAAGGTGAGACCATGACATAGCCACCCTCTCCTCTGACATCAAGTCTGCCTGTGGTGTTTCTTATTTTTAGTTCAGGGTTGATAGCATAAAAATAATGATAGCCACCTCTTGGTGTTCTTTGCTTGAGTGTTGTTCTTGTGATCTGTCCTGATTCACAAAAGTCACAAGCTTCTTGTGTGTCTGCATCAAGCACCACAAAATTAATTCCTGTGACAGCTGCCCAATTACAGTTTGGAAATTGTAAGTACCATTGTTTGATTTCTTTTAAGTGTGCTTGCTTTTGAATGTAGTCTGCCCACTTAACTCTTGGTGTCTTAGCCCAGCGCTTAACCAACACATCATCATCTTCATAAGGATGTCTTGTTTTAAAGTAATCTGGTATGACGTCTGTCTTAGATCCACAAGGTATTAAATGAAAGTTGTTCTCATAAAAAGAAACCAACATTTCTTTTCTCTTGTTGCCAAGAATCTCTTCTCCTTTTTTATTTAAATGTAATTCCAAGACTAACTCTCTTCTACTGC